CGCCTCGAGCTGCCAGGACACCTCCGCCACGTCCGATAGCGGGGACTCGCTCCCGTTCCCCAGCAGGAAGCTCACGCGGTAGCGGAACTGGGCGGCGTTTCCGGCCCCACTGGAGGGGGCGGTAGCAAAGCCCAGGCCGTACGCCTTGGGGCGGCTGATGGCGCCAGGCTGGTCCGGCCACCACAGTGTCACACTGTCACCTGTGACCGTGTTGGCGGAGGCTGGCGGGGCGCCGGACGCGCTGGTGATGGTCTGCACGTTCAGCAGGCCGGGTGCGGCGGCCTGGGCCGCCCAGCCCAGGGGGCGGAGGACACCAACACCCACAGCCACAGCCGCGTGGGTGGCATCAGGCAGTGGCCACGGGCGCACCACCACGGGAGTGTCCCGCCCATTGGTGACCAGGACGCCGTCCGCCAATGCTGTGTACTGGCTGGGGGCCTCACCGGGCGCTGGGATGGTGCGGCCGTCCTGAAGCCCGTACTTGGTGCCAACGCCACCCACTTCCCAGTACAGGAACAGGGTTCCGCCACTCTCGAAGAGGATGGTGTAGCGCTGCCCACCTGGCGCCTGTTCGTACACAAACAGGGAGTCAATGGGGCCAAGCGCCTGGAACGGCTTGAAGCCTACGGCCGGGTCCGGCCGGTACTTCTCGAAGCCCACGCGCGTGGACCAGCCGAACGTCTGCGGGTCCACTGTGACGTTCTCCAGCCGCGTGAAGCTATCGGCCGGCTGCGGTAGGAACTCGACAACGGCGCCAAGTTCCCGGAACTGTTGAGTGATTCCATGCACTTAGGGCCTCACGGCGTGAAGGTCAGAGGCCCGAACGGGTTCGGGTAGGTGCGGAAGTCCGACCCACCACGCTGGATGCGCCGGGGAGGCTGGCCCAGGTACCGGGCCTCCATCTCACGGGTGAGCGTGGTCCGCTTCCGCTGGTAGACGTTGGACAGCGCCGCGTTGTCATGCTTCAGCGTGACCTGCTCGAGGGCGGCGTAAGCGATGGCCTGGGCGAAGGCTGCGGGGACCAGGGGAATGTCCGTGTCCTCCCGCATGGGCCGCGGGGCCACCAGGCGCCGGACGCCCATGGACGTGTCCGCGCTGGGGTGCGGGTACAGCTGGAAGGACGGGTACACGCCATTGGCGTCCTGGTACCGGATGCTGGCGGACTGGAAGGCCTGGCCCTCGAGGATGGACACGCGCGTGTCCGGGACCAGCGTGACACCACCAGGGGGCGCCACTGTGTCCGTGTTGGCCGTGATGCCGCCGCTGCCATCATGGCGGAGACGCTGGGGGGCGTTGATGCCCAGGGCCGGGGCGGTGAAGTAGTACCGGCGGTATAGGCCGGTGGAGCTGGGGACCGTCTCCGGCGCCAGCGCCAGCTCCTCATTGTCCTGCAACGTGATGGACAGGACAGCGGACAGGCTGGACTCCAGGCCGGCGGAGACGCCGGGGCCGTAGCTCTCCGGCGTATACGCCCCAGGCCCCAGGACGTTCACCATGTACACGTTCAGCGTGCGGACTCCTCGGCCAGCTCCTGGCGTGGTGACAGTCACGCCCCGGGCCTTCCCGGGTGCGGTCACCCGGGCGCCCTCGCTTGGTAGGTAGGCCTCTGGGGTGCCCAGGAGCGTGCGGGACAGGCGGCTGTAGTCCCTCTGGTACTTGGACAGCTGGAACTGGGGCGTGGGGGTGCCCGTGTCCAGGTCATTCACCATCATGATGGTGGCCGTATCGCCCCCCAGGTACACCTCCCGCTGGGTGATGGTGACGGCGTACGTGCCTGTGGTCCCCTCAAAGTCCCGGTCCAGGAACAGCTGGTTGGCGCTGGCCACGTACCGGACCGTGTAGTCCCCCTCCAGGCCGTTGGCGTCCGTGATGGTGACCTTGCCACCTTCCCAGGAGCTACCCGGGACGACAGTGGAGCCGGACACGGGGAACCCGGCGCCGGCCACCGTGGCGGACCCACCCACCACAGCAAACGAGCTGGTGGAGTCCGTGGGAACCGTGACCTCCCCTTCCCGCTGGCAGAACATCCAGGCCCTGTCTGTCAGGAGGCGGGTCTGGGCGTCATTCAGCAGGGCATCCAGCTGCCCATCGTAAGTACTGTTCGTGGGGTCGTAGTCCAGGAGGTTCCCGACGTACGCCCGAAGGTCTGCGAGGTTCACGATGGGCTCCTGTGTGAAGGCCCCGCCCCGCACGGAGACGGGACGGGGCCAGTGTAGCGCGTGGGGTGGGCGCTACGTCGCTTAGAACTGGGGCTTCACCATCATTGCGACCTTGTTGGCCGTGGTGGCGCCCTTGGCCTCCAGGCTGACGCCGAAGCAGCCAGCCAGGTCGGTGTTGGCGGAGGCGTTGACCTGTCCCGCGGCGCCCTTTCCGGCGCTGAGTGCGAGGCCAGCGGCACCGATGGTGCCAGCCGTACAGTTCACGCCTTCGACGTAGCCGGAGACGACCACGCGGACGCGGTCACCAGCGGCGGCAGCGTCAAGCGCCACACCGATGGCCAGGGCGTTGCCCGTGGCCACGTTGGCGGCCTGGATGACGTACAGGGCCTTGTCCGGGCCAGTCTTGGACGGCTCGGAGGACACAACGTCACCAGCGACGATGGTACCGCCGGCCAGGAAGGTCTCAATCTGGCGGCGGTGCGACTGGTCAGCCGTGGCGCCGATGATGAGGGACTGGATGAGGGTGCTGTCAGCCATTTCAGGCCTCCGCGTCGAGGAGGACACCGTGCGACGCAAGGTGACCAGTGGCGAGCTGCATGCGGCAGAAGACCATGGCGGCCTCCGTCGCGGTGCCGGGGACGGGCATCATGTCGCCCAGCTCGAAGAATCCGTCCGTGTCCGCGTAGAGGCGGAACTGGCTGGAGGAGAGGACGTACGCGCTGACCGGCTTGGCCGGGTTCTGCGCGGTGAAGCCCAGGTTGGGCTCCACGTAGATGCGGGCGCCGCGCCACATGGCGACCATGTCGCGGTCCAGGCCGGCCCGGTCGGACTCGGACGTGTACCGAACCTGGCTCTGCTGCTGCGCCTGGAAGGTGGCGAAACAGTTCGGGCTCATGAGGATGATGTCCGGGAAGGTCCCGTCCGGGCTGTACAGCTGGCACTGGATCATCAGCTCGTCAAGGTGGGACAGGTCGAAGTTGGCCCCGCTGTCCTTGACCTGGTTGAACCAGTTCTGGCTCCGGTACGTGACCTTGGAGAGGCCACCAACCACGTTCTGCTGGCTGCCCGTGGCCACGCCCTCAAGCCAGCCAGTTCCGGCGGCCGTGGTGGCACCGTACAGGGACTCCAGGGAGGTGATGGCGGTGCTGGTTCCGGCGATGACCTGCTTGGACACCTCCTTCTTCAGCGACAACATCACGTTGTTGACCTTGCTCTCCAGGATGTTCACCACGGCCAGGTCGCCCTTGTTCGCTGCCTTCTCGACGGCGGACAGGATGATGGGCTGGGTGAAGTTGGCGAACTCGAACCGGCTCTGGTTGAACGGGTCGGTGACGGCCATGGAGACGGGGTTGAACCCGGCGCCAGTCAGCTCGGTGATGGACGTGTGGTCCCCGAAGATGACGGGCTCATCGATGCGGGAGCCGCCCGCGACCTTGACGAGGTTCCCGGAGGCCTCGATGGCGCGGAACAGGGGGTGGGCCAGGAAGGAGTTGTCCACCAGCTTGTCGCGGAGAAGCCGCAGCGTGGTGGAGAGTACGGAACTGGGGGGCGCCATGGAGGGCCTCCATCGGTTGGGGTTGACCAGTGTTTAGGTGGCGTGTTCCGCGAGGGAGTGCCGTGGCGCCCATGGGTCCGCGATGGGGTGCCCGGGGTAGCTGTGGCCACTGTATTCCACAACCCCCCGTAATGACAAGGGAATCACCCGTTCCCGTGCATCTGCTGGGCCAGTCGGTACAGGTCCGTGGCGCTCATCCGCTTGATGTCCGCGCGTGATGCGGCCGGAGCTGTGGCCCCGCGGCGTGGGACACCCACGGCCTGGGCTGCCTGGCGGTCCGCGCTGCGCTTGGCGCGGCGCTTCTCCGCCTGGGCGGCGGCCTCCACCTTCCCGCGGCGCCCCTTGGCTGCCCAGTACGCCGTCTCCAGGTCCAGGGCCTCGTTGGCCTCCAGGAGTGACTGGACCTCACCGCGCAGGCCCTCGTCCGTCTGGAACTCGGGGTGCTCCTCCACAAACCCCTGATAGCTCTGCTCCGCCTGGCGGGCCTCGAACTCCCGCTGGACGGCCTCCGTCATCTGGTTGATGCGCTCCTGGGCCGCACGCTCCACTCGGGCCATCACGCTGGCCTCGTCCCACGGGTCGTACTGGGGCAGGTCCTCGGGGAGGTCCTTCCGCACGGACAGGAGGGCAGCGCGCTCCGCCTGGAGTTCCTTCCGCAGCGTGGCCAGCTCCTGGGTCTTCTTGGTGTAGTCCGCGTGCATCCCCTTCATTAGGTCCGCGGCGCCTGGGTCCAGCTCCTTCACGGACTCGAGGGCGGCGGACCAGCTGGGGCGCTTGGGCGGGGCGTCGGCGCTCTCCGGGGCGTCCGGGGCGTCGCTGGTGACCTCGGGGGCCTCCTCGACGGGCGCGGCCGTGACCACCTCCGCGGCTTCTGCTGGTGGGAGGGCATCGGCCGGGGCGTCGAAGCCCAGGGGGCCGGTCTGGGCCAGGACGGCCTCTGCTGTGGTCTGGTGGTTCGGGGTGGTCACTGGGACTCCCTTGGTGGTGGGTTGATTACTCGGCCAGCTCAATGGGCTGACCCACACGCCGGTACCAGGGCGGGTTGTACCCAGGCGCTAGCGTGAACTTGATGGGCTCCCCGAAGAACGAGCTGCCCAGGGTGATGACGCTGGCGTTCTGGACACGGTCCAGCAGGAACGTGCGCCACCCAGGGAGTCCTCCAGTGGCGGAGGCGGACCTGGGGTCCACGTACAGGTGGACGTAGGTACGCCCGGTCCGATTGTCCCTCCAGATGGCGTGGGGGTTCCCCTCCCGCTGCCCTCTGGCTCCCGGCTTCTCTGGCGGCTGCCACTTGTCCACGTAGTAGTACGAGACGGGAAGCCGGTTCCTGATGGCGTACTTCAGGTTCTCGACAGTGGAGCCTCCGCCCACGTCGAAGTCCAGGCGCTGGCCTCCACGGCCTGCGCGGGGGATGACGCTCTTGGGGCGCTTCCCAATGCCGAACAGGCCCAGGAGACGCTGGCGGAGGGACCTGGCCATGGTTCAGCCCATCCGCGGGCGCATACGGGCGCGGAAGTCGAAGTCCTCCTCCACCTCCATCTCCTCGTCCTCGTCCGGGAGGTCCGTGGGCGCCTCCTCGTCCGGCTCCACCTGGGCCAGGAAGTCCCGGAAGTCCCGGTCCCGGGCCAGCGTCATGAGGGCGGCCGTGATGGCGGTCAGCTCGTTGTCCCCCTTGATGTCCTCGAGGGCGACGGGGAGCGGGCTGCCGAACTCCTCCGCGGCCTGGCCCAGGACGGCCAGGAACCGGACCATCTCCGGGTCCATGGCGTCCACGTCCTCGGAGTACTCACCGTCCCCCAGGTCCAGGCCCAGCATCTGGGCCACCTGGCTGATGGCGCGACCCAGGGCGGTCACCACGCCAGCCTTGTACGGCTTCTCTGGGACGGGGACCACGACGGCCAGGGACTCCCCCACAATGTCGTTCTCGTCTGTGGCCAGCTCCTCGAACTGGGGAGGGAGGGCGGGCGGGGAGTAGTTCATGGGCACGTCAGACTCCGAAGGGGGAGGGGAAGGGAAGGGCAGCAGGTGGGGCGCCGTCCACGGGCGCCTCCTCGAGGGGCGGAGCTGGTGGAGGCGGGGGAGCCTCGGCCAGCGCCATGGGGAGGTCATAGGTGCGGACCAGTTCGTCCCGGACCTGGGCCGGGTCTGCGCCCAGCTGGATGAGGAGCGGCGCCAGGCGCTCGAGGGACTGGCGCTTGATGTCGTCGGACATCGGCGTGGACCCAGCGTCCTGCGCCCAGTACCCGAAATCCCCGGTGAGGTCATCAGCGGACAGCATGGTGGGGCCTACGGGGTTGGGCAGGGCCAGGGGCTCCGCCTCGTCTCCCAGCATGATAGCCAGCATGATGTTGAACGTACGGGCCACGGCTGTGACCACCTCGTCCCGGGACCTGGCCATCCGGCCCACTTCGCTGGACGTGTAGTCCGCCAGCAGGCGCTGTTCTGTGGCCGTGGTGTTGGTGACCTCGCCTCTGGTGAACGGGGCCATCAGACCGGCGTCGTTGATGTCCGCTGTGACCGTCTGCGCGTACAGGGGAATGTCCGCTGGGATGGGCGCGTTGGGGACGGGCAGGATGTTCCCCTCCAGGGCGGCGCCTGGTGGCAAGTCCACTTCGATGAACTCCCCGTCCCGGCCCTCGGCCACCTTGGCCGCTGCCGTGTCGTCGAAGAACCCAGCGCGGACCATCCACTGGCGGGCCATGCGCCGGACGCCCCGGGACTGGTACGTCCGCAGGATGTTCAGCTCCTCGAACTGGTCGTAGCTCCGGTCCAGGAGGGAGTACCCACGCAGCGGCGTGTCCGGGTCCCGGGACAGGTACAGCGGGATGATGGGGACCACAGGCCGGCCGGACGCCGTCTTGAAGGGGATGCCCGTGGTCACGTGCTCCACCTCGAAGTCCTCCGGGGACTCCTCGTCTGGGTCTGGCGGCAGTGCGCCCACCTGGACCCGGATGCCTTCAAACAGGAACTCCTGTCCGTTGGCGTAGTCCTCGGACCAGACCAGCAGGTGGTCTTCCTGGAGGTCGTACACCTCGAAGACCCGTACCCACTTGTCCGTCTCGTCCACGCCTGTGTCCCGTGTCATGGCGGACTGGCCGGCCTGGCCGGTCTGGTCAATCCACTTCACGTAGGGCCTGGCGCGGAGCTGGTCCGCGGAGACGGCGTACCGCTCCAGGGCCTCGTCCTCTGGCATCAGGTAGACGTGGCCCACGTACCGCTGGGCGCTCCAGCTCCCTGCGGTCACGTCCAGGACCACCTCCCAGGGAGCCAGGGCGGAGGAGCTGACGCGCTTGAGCGGGTCCACGCTTTCCACTGGGGCCATCTTGATGAAGCTGCACGGGTAGATAAGGGCCAGCCGCGTGGCGTCCTCGAGCTGTTCCCGGATGGTCAGCAGGTACTGGTTGGACGTGGCCTCCGCCACCTCCGGGTTCCCGCGGGCGCGGAGGTCCGGCGTGACCACCACGGCCGGGTTCCGTGCAAACAGGCTGCCCAGGTAGGACTCCACGACGGCGTACGCCTTGGGGACCTGGGTACGTCCGCTCCGGTCCAAAAGGCCTTCCTTCTCTGCCCAGAAGTCCGTCATGTACAGGCGCTTCAAGTCCTGCATCCGACGGCGCTGGCCGGTCCAGTAGGCGTCATGGGCCTGGAGGATGTCCTGGACGTGGGACGGCTCGAGCATGGCGGGGGCTCCTTAGAACGGGAGGCGGGAGGCCCTGATACGGCGGGCGCGGGAGGCGGTCAACAGCTTGTCCACGCGGACCCCCTTGGCCTGGACGGCCTGGTCCCTCCAGGAGGGAGGGATGTCGCGGAGACAACGGTAGGCCAGTGCGAGGGCCACCGCGGCGTCATCATACCCCCCGGCCGGTGCTTCTGGGGCCACCTTACCCGTTGATATCGTTAGGGAACGTAGCTCCAGCCAGGTCACGCGGTCCAGTATCTGGATGACGCCCAGGGCCTCCCGGAGCGTATCGAACGCGTCCAGCTTCGACTGGAGCGTGGTCACCCACGGCTTGCCCGTGGTCGGATGGCGCCACTGGTTCCGGTACCGCGTGTACCCCAGCTCCAGCAGGAAGGCGTGGCCGTGGTTGTTGGACTCGGCCAGGACCAGGGCGTGGTTGTACCGGGTCGCCACCTGGACGGCCCGGTGTGCCCACTGCGCTGGGGTCACCCGGTTGGACCTCTCCACGTAGACAGGCTGGCGAGTGGCCACGGACACCACGGACAGGGCGCTGTAGTCCCCACCCACTCCTCCGCCGATGTCCACGCCCATCACGTAGAGGTCATGGGCGTGGGGCGCCTCAATCTCCCGGCCCCCATGCTTCCCCAGGGCCTGGTGTTCCACCACAGTGATGTCCTGCATTGTGGCGTCGTCGTAGTACCCGCCCTCCCGACCCAGGAAGCAATCGTCCAGGCACGCCGGGTACTCCCGCGCGAACTTGTGACGGCTGCCCAGCTGGCCCAGCTTCCGGCGCCTCCAGTGGAGCTGGCCACGGTCCAGGGCGTACCGCTCCTCCAGCGCCAGCTCCTCCTCCGTCAGCTCGAAGTCCTCCGGGACCATCTCCGGCGGGTCCCGGTACGCTGGGTGTTCCCACCACCACATGGTGAGGAGGTGCCAGCCGTTCTCCGGGGCGCCCTGGACCATGCGCGCAAAGTGGTCCCCGGGGGAGTTGGCTGTGGACTCTGCAATCAACACGCCCTCCCCCACTGCCGCGTCTGCCTGGGCCAGGACCTCCTCCAAGTCTGGAGCGTACGCCGCCTCCGACACCAGGACGGCCGCTGGAGTAAATGACCGGAGGCCAGTCTGGCTCCTCGAGGTGAAGGCCTGGAGGCTGGCGCCCGTGTCCCCGTACACGATGCGGTTCCGGGCCTGGGTCTTGATGGGCCGGCGGAGGAGCTGGGGCGGGTCCCGGAGCCAGCGGCGGCAGTCGTCCAGGAGCATGGACGCGGAGTCATCCCGCATGGAAACAACGGCGTGCATGGCCGCATGGCGGGAGGTGTACGCCATGTGATGCAGTACGAACTTGGCCCCCGTCGTGGCCGCCACCTGGCGGGCCTTGATGACGGCTATCCGCGTGTGTCCAGCCTCCACCGCCTCGAAGATGCGGCGCTGCATCGGGAGGGGGTCGAAGGGGATGGGGCGCTTGGAGTCCTTGTCCTGGACGTGGTGGAGCTTGCAGAACACCGAAGGCGTGGCCACCAGCTTCCCCACGTCCTCCACCAGCTCCCTGGGGATGGTGCGCGGCAGGTACGGCCGGTTCACTGGAACAGGCCGGCCTGGCCATACCGGCCACACCTAAACAAAGGAAAACACAGAGGGTAGCCCATCAGCTCACCAGTGTGAGCAGGTCCCGCAGCTCGGCCACGCCAGCGTCATCTGGCTGGACGGTCGCGTCCTCCACCTCCATGCCGGCCTCGAGCACGAACCGGGCAGCCAGGAGCTGGGTCTGCTTCCCCGTCCCTCGAAGGCAGGACGCCACGGCCTGGATGGCCTCCGGGGTCAGCCTGTCCAGTTCCTGGCGGATGTCGAGGCGGGGGGGGGTCATCGTGGCGCGGTACTCCTCCCGGAGCGCTTGCACGTCCCAGCGCCTGGCGCTCTTGAGGGAACACAGCCCCCGTTCTACACAATCGTCAATGGTGCTGCCCAGCTCAAGGGCTTCACAGACGCGCAGCTGCGTCAATGACAGTGCCATGGGGATGTCCTTCCCTGTCCCATTCTGTCCTGTGGTGTCCAAGCTGTCCGGGGTGCAGGACTCTCACCGTAGCACGACGAAGGCCCCACCCAGCGGAAGCTAGGTGAGGCCTGAGTACCCGGAGAGGGCGCCCCGTCTGGACGCCACGATACCCGCGGCAGCCTATCACGTACCCGCCACCTCCATCAGGCGCTCACCCACCACACAGGCCAGGGTAGGCGGAACAGCATTGCCCACGCACCGATAGCGGGCCGTCTTGGTGCGCGCTGCTTTCCATGGATGGTCTGCTGGGAAGTCCTGCAATCTCGCGCACTCCTCGACCGTTAGCCGGCGCCGTCCGGTGGCCATGGCGAGCGCATCACTGGCCCGGTCTGGACCACCTCGAAAAGTCCAGCCGCTTGCGGCGCTGGCTCGCGTGCCCTTCACCTCCTGCGCTGTGACTGTTGGCGCTGGCCTCAGAAGGTAGGCCGTCCCCTTGGTGCCAATGGTGGGCGCGGACTCGCTCACATGCCGGGGCATACCTGCGCCTGTCTCGCCTGCTGCTACCAGGCGGCCAGACGATAGCCCCAGCGCCTCACCCATGGACACCCATGGCCTGGTGAACATTCCAGGTCCATGGGTCCGCGCTGGTGGGGTCAGTGGCGCCGGGCCTGCCCACACGATGACCCGGCGCCGATGCTGTGGGACTCCGAAGTCCGCAGCGTCCAGCAACCACCAACCCACATGCGCGAACCGGGCGCGCAGGTCACCCATGATGGTGGCGCCGAAGTAGCACCTGGGGCACCTGTCAGGCTCTGGGTGCGGCTGCGGACAGATGCCCGTATGCGACAGCAGGCCCCGGACGTTCTCACCCATGAACCATGCAGGCTGGAACCGGTCAATGGCGTCCACGGTCCACGGCCAGCCGTTCCGCTTGTCCTGGGCGCCCATCCGCAACCCGGCGGAGCTGAAAGGCTGACACGGCCAGCTGGACCACAGCAGGTCACACGATGGCCCCGCCACGCTCTGGATGGCGTCCAGATCTCGCACGTCCGCCTCCACCACAGGACCCAGGCCCGCAGCGCGCAACACGGCGCAGGCGTCCGGGTCCCTCTCCACCAGTGCGAGGTGGTGAACCCCCGCAGCCTCCAGGCCAAGGGCAGCGCCGCCAGCTCCGGCGAAAAGCTCAATACACCTCATGGAATGGTGAACCTGGGCTTCCCGACGTTCCCGCGCGTGGTGGGTGGCTCCATGGCGGGCGCCCACCTCGTCCACTCCGGCCTGGCGCCCTTGGTCCCGTCGTCCACGTACAGGGCCAGGACCCCATCGTGGAACTCACTCTTGGCCTGCTGTCTCGCCGCGATGCTCTCCACCTCTCCACGGGTCAGCCGTTGCTGGTATCGCAACTGGGCACCGTGGAGGCGCTGCCCTCTCGGGCAGCCACAGGTGACAGCGTAGGTGCGGACCGTCTCCCTGCCCTTCCTTCTGGATGCGACATAGGCCCGCAGCTCCCCGGTCCCTTCACAGTACAGGCAACCCTCCGAGGCGGCCCGGATGCGCGCGTCCCTCTCCTGTCCGGCCTCCGCCACCATTGCCAGCCACGTCTTCCGCAGCTCCGCGGGCGTCGGCCGGTAGCTCGAGGAGGCCAGCTGGCGGGCCACCAGCTCCCCCGCCCTGTCCTCCGCCCCATCCAGCAGGGCCACGATGGTGGGCCCCAGGAGTTCCCGGTATTCCCTGGGGGTACCGGACCCAGGCAACGCTGACAGCTGATGAAGAAGCCGCTTATGCCGGGTCATGCCACCCACCTGTTCTGGAGGGGCGCCAATCGCCTCCCCGCCGAACGTCCGTGGATGGAGAGCGGCAGCGCTGCCCCGCAGGGGGCCGCATGGTGCCACCGTCGTCTAGGTCTTTTGATAGTACCCAGGTGCGTCAAGCTGGGGACGCCAAGTCCGCGGAATGACGGGGGAAGGATTACCTGGGCCAGTGGCGCGCGGGTCACTCCTCACCAGCCAGCGGCGCCATGGGAGTCACGCCCACCACCCGAAGGGCCAGGTGGTCCAGGGGGACCTGGAGGGCATCCGCCAGCGCGGGCCAGGTGGCGCGGTCCGGGGTGCGCCGGCCGGTGGACCAGCGCCACACGGTCCGCCGGTCCGTGGGGGTCCCACCCTCCTGCATGAGGGTGGCGAGCCCAGAGGGACCAGACAGGCCCAGGGCGTGAATGCGGCGCTGGAGCCACTCGTGGAAGGGGGTTCCCATTTTCTTCTCCGTTCGTGTTGCGTCACCGCTCCGGTGACAATACCTGTGTAGCAGGTCGCCGCGCTGGCGACCATGACAACGGGACAACACATGATTGCGAACCTTGGCCTCCTCCTCACCTGCCTGGGCGTCGTCGCCCTCCTGGCCGTCCCCCTGGCTGCGGCCTCCGACTACGTCGCCCATGTGGTGTACGGGGCGGACCAGTGAACCCGCGGGCCATCGGCTACCGCTTCACCGCCCTGGCCGCCCTCGGGGTGTCCACTGTGGAGGACGTGTCCATCATGCCGTCCCCCGTGCGGCCGTCCACGCTGAACGTGCGCGTTCCCCTACTGGAGTGGCTGGGCGTCGTCCGCCACCTCACGGACCTGGACCGTGGCGAGGTCCCCACGGGATGCGCTCGCCTGTCCCACAACCACGTCTGGTGTTCTGTGGACCTCGAGGAGGGGGCCATGCTGTCGAGCTACTGGCCACTGTCCCAGCTGGGTGAGGCGGAGGGGGTCCTGCGCCTCCTCGGTGTCACTGAGGTGGACGCCTGGCTGGCGTTGGCGGAGGTGGCGGCATGAAGACCTCCGACACCATCAACGAACTGGCCGCGGCGCTGGCCAAGGCCCAGGCCTGTATGGGTCCCGCCATCAAGGGCGCCAAGAACCCACACTTCCGCAGCTCATACGCTGACCTGTCCAGCGTGGTGGAGGCCATCCGTGGCCCCTTCACCGCGGAGGGCCTGGGCTGGCTCCAGGCGCCCAGCGTCTCCACGGAGTCCGGCCTGGTCACCGTCACCACGCGCATCATTCACAGCTCCGGCCAGTGGGTGGAGGCGGCCGTGTCTGCCGTCCCTGGCCGTGGCGGGAAGGCGGACCTGTCTCCCCAGGCTGTGGGCTCCGCCATCACGTACCTGCGCCGCTACGGCCTCCAGGCCATGGCCGGCGTCCCCTCGGCCGATGACGACGGGGAGGGAGCGCAGGGCCGTGGGCGCCAGGCTCCCCAGCGTCCGCCACAGCGCCGCGCCCCGGCTCCAGCGCCCGCTCCGGCTCCTCCAGTCGAGTTCTCCAAGTGGACGGAGAAGGAACAGGCCCGGTTCTGCGCCAAGCTCGGGGACATGGGCCTGGAGTACGACGCCGTCGCGGCCTACTGCGAGTCCATCAAGCGTCCGCGCCCGTCCGTGATGGGTGAGGAGCGCCGCGCCCAGCTCCTGGCCTACCTGGGTGGCGCTGCGGACATTGTGGCCGGCCTCCAGGGTGCGGAGTGAGGCTGTGCGAGGTCCGCGGCTGTGTCTCCACGGCTGTGGGCCTCGTCACCATCAAGGCGCCAGCGTGGCGCGTGGCTGAATCGCGCCGGGTCTGCTCCCGGCATCACACGGAACTGGGGCCACAGGCCCCGCAGGAGGCGAGCGTGGGGAAGGACAAGGTGTGCGTGGGGTGCAAGGCATCCGGGAAGCCCATCAGGGCGCGGGGGATGTGCGGGGCCTGCTACCAGAGCTGGCGGCTACACAAAAGGGCGGAGGAGGAGGAGGCGGCGGCTGTGGGCCTCGAGGTGGAACAGGCGCTGCGGGCGCTGCTGGCGGAGGTGGACCCGTTCCAGGCTCCCCTGGTGGCGGACCTGGCCCCGCTCCAGGTGGTGGCGGCCCTGCGGAAGGCCCACATGGACACCGTGGCCCGCTGGGCAGACAAGGCGGAGCGACTGGAGGCGGAAGTGTCCCAGGCTCACCACCAGACCGGGGACCGGATGGTGGTGGGCGCTGCCGCGACTGTGGCTGCGCGCGCTGCGGACGAGCTGGAGCCATGGTCCAGCCAGAAGGAGGCGGCCGTGGGCATGATGCTCCGCACCGTGGTGGACACCCTGGCCTCCGTGGCCGACTGACAAGTGGAGGACTCGATGAACAAAGACATCATGGACGCTGTGATGGAGCTGCCGCGGAACCGCTGGCTTCTGCTCTCCAACGGCATGGCCCGGAGCGTGGCCGCGGCGCTGGGCACCAAGTACACCAACCACACGCTCCTGGACACGCCCCAGGGCCAGCTCCGGGTCCTCCGTATGGGCCGGGTGAGGCTGTCCAACCGGGGCGGCAGTTCGGACGTGTGGGCCTTCTGTGACCGCCAGCAGGCGCCAGCGAACCCGGCGTGGGACTCCATTGGCCGGCTGACCGTGGACAAGGCCACACGGCTGGTGGAGGTCGAAGCGGCGCCCACCCAGGCCCCCCTCCTGTCCTCCTCGAGGGAGGCGAGCGCCCAGGCCGCTGCGGACCTGGCCCAGCTGGAAGACGTAAAGCGTCGCCTGTTGGCCCAGAACGTGGAACTGTTCGCCAAGGCTGGAGGCCTCGAGGCGGAGCGGGACGCGCTGGTGGCCACCGTGCGGGAGCTGAAGAACGCGCCGAAGCTCGAGGGGGCGCGCGCTGACCTCCAGGATGATGTGGACGTGGCGCTGGACCTCCTGCGCGTGGTCGCCAGGATGGTGGACAGCTGGGACTCCACGGCTGGGCGTGTGGTGGCGTCCGTGGTGGGGTCCGCCATCAAGGCGCTGGAGGGGGAAGCATGAAGCGGCGCAAGTGGACCCGTCCCGAACTGCGCCGCATCCGGGAGCGTCGGCTGGCCGGGGAGCCATGGGCCACCATTCAGCCAGACTACGGCGTGACCACGGCCGCCCTCCGGCGGGCGCTGAACCGGAACGGCCTGGGCATTGGCCTCCGTGGCCCGAAGGATGACCGCAGGGACGAGGCCACCATCCTGGAGGCCACGCGGCTGCGGAATGACCAGTGGACCTGGCCGGCTATTGTCGAGGAGCTGAACTGGCCGCTGACCTGGGACGCCCTCCGGCGGGCCTGTCATGTGTCGGCCCGCCAGAAGGGCGGGAGTGTCTGGTGTGGAAAGGGGGTGGTGCGATGAAGTGGTACGTGGGAATCGACCCAGGACGGCAGGGCGCCATGGTGGCCCTGTCTGATGACCTGGACGCACTCTGCTACCGCTCGAGGCTGGCCGCTGGATGGTCTGGTGATGCGGAGCGGCTGGCCGCGTGGCGTGACCTCCTCGAGTCCGTGGAGGGTTCCGCCCACTTGGCCACGGTCTGGGTGGAGGCCCAGTACGTCCGCCAGGGACAGCGGGGCCAGGTCAAGCACGTACGCGAGGCCGGCATGTGGTGCGGCTGGGCACTGGCCTACGGCGTCCCCCTCGAGGAGCCGAAGGCGGCGTCCCACGCTGGCTGGCGTGTGGCCGCTGGGATGTCCACGCGGGCGTCGAAGGTGGACGTATTGGCCATGGTGGAGAGGCGGCTACCCAACCTGGACCTGACACCCGGACGCCTGCGGACTCCCCACATGGGTCTGGTGGATGCGGCTGGCATTGCACTGGGCGCCATGACGCGCCACGGGAGGAGCTGATGCCCACCGCGCGGAAGATGGTGGACGGGGTGTCCGTCCTGCTGATGACGGACTCCACCACAGGGCGGTCCCATGTGGTGGCCAGGGTGCGCGGGAAGCGCATCCACCTGGGGGAGCTGTTCGCCCAGGTGCGGGACGTGCTCCACTTCTGGTTGTCGGACCCGGCCGATGGTGTCGAGGCCTGGGAGCCGGAGCGTGGTTGGCCGTGGCGGCAGCGCCACGCCACGCTGGACACCCAGCTGGAAGCGCTCCAGTGGTTGGTGGCGCGTGGCCGCGCCCGTGGTGACCTGTGAGTGGCGCCACGGAGTTGGACAGGTGGGTCACTGCGTGGTTGTCCCGCCAGAAGGGCGCCCACTGGCCGAAGGTCCCCCACTACCACACGCGGAAGGATGACCGGTGCTGGTCTGGTGGTGCCCCCTGGGTCTACTCCGGCCACGTCTGGACTGTGGAGCTGGCGCTGGTCAACCATGGGCTGGCCGGGAACGCTTGGGCGCTCGGACTCCTCCACTGTGTCCCAGTTCACCACATGCCACTGGCCACCAGGGACCTCGGGGACCGTTGGGTGGTCCAGCTGGTGGTGGACGGCCGCCAGGTCCGCGTGGTGGATGACCACCCAGGCCTGGCTGTGGGTGCGGCGCTGCGGGAGGCCTACGCCACGGGGCCGGACTGACACGGCTGGGATGGGCGGTGCGGTGCGTACCGCTTCCGCCCATCGGCGTCCCGGTAGCACCGAAGGAACTGGCCCCGCTGGCGCCCGTCACGCCTGTGGCTCACGTGGACGTGTCCACCCACCTCTGGCTCGTACCAGATGCACTGGTCCACAGGGGACTTCATGGCGTACAGGAGGTCCGCCACGCTCTCCGCGTCATGGTCCACCACCAGGACGAGGTCCGCCGCCTCCCCCGCGCAGTGCTGGGACGTGGAACTGCCGCCAATGGCCCGGTTGACCTCGGGGGAGCGGTACCCGCTGGTGATGCGGACGGGGCCGGCCTCTCCGCGGAGTGGGTCCAGGACACGCGCCACCAGGGCGCGGAGACACACCACAGCCTGGGCTGGTGGGGTGTTGTCGAGGCCGTGGCGGCTGGCCGCGCTTGACCGCGTGAACTCGGACAGGTTGAAGTACTCGCCCAGGTCACCCATGGTCCCCCCTCTCCGTCCTGCGGGCCTTCCGTGCGGCCCTGCGGGCCTTCCGCTTGGACCGGCGCTTCCCGCGGCGCTCCCGGCGCTCCGCCACAGCCTCCGGGGACTGCGTGGCCCAGGCCAGGCGAAGCATGGCGCCCAGGATGGCGGCGTCCACCAGCTCGAGGGCGGCGCCGGCCGGACCCAGCATGGACAGGTCCACCATGGTGTCCAGAAGCTCCACCGCGGCCTGGATGGCGTCGTCCTCGTCCAGGCCGCCCTCCTGGGCCGCCTCGACAAGGTCCACCATCTCGTCCCATGGCAACGTGGCCAGGGCCTGGAGGACACCAATGGGCGCAATAGCGGACGGCATGGGGCGCTCCCTGATTAGCTGGCGGACCTGTCAGGGAGGCGGGAGTACAGGCCACCCACCTTCCGTTCAATACGGTCAAGGCTCTGGGTCAGCTGCTCATGCTTGGTGGCGCCGTCCCTCATGGACTCCAGCCACGCCTCCCGGTCTGCCTGATGCTGACCCAGGAGCGTGTCCACTTGGTCCAGGTGCTGGGACACCCAGGCCTTCCCCGTGGGGATGAGGCCACCCACAAACCGGTACACGCCCCACAGGATGCCCAGGAGGAGGACCAGGGAGGAGGTGGGGCCAGTGAGGAGGGACAGGACCGCGGTGTGCTCGTCCATCAGAGGCCCTTGGCAGCGTTGTAGGCGTCCCGGACTCTCCCTGCGACGGTGGAGCCGTTGACGTTGCCGGTATCGGCCTCCACTCCCGCGCCACGGTCATCCAGGACCATCACCACAGCCACGCGACCGTCCGGGAGTTCGATGCCCTGACAAGAGTAATCGGCGTCACCGTGTGGGATGTCGGCGTCCGCCTGCTCGTACTGGTCGGTGGTCACTGTGTCGCCGGAGAGCACATCACCCAGGGTGATGGTCTGGGTCGGGCCTGTCACCAGAATCATCAGATGATCCCTTTGTAAACGACCGTGCGCACGTCCACATCACCAAACAGGTTCAACTTGAGGTAGTTGCGGTTCTGCGGCAGAGAGGCGTTGTTGAAGTCGTTGTACTGTTTGTTTCCGTAGCTGGCGAGGTGGTCCCCATCAGTGGGCAGCGCGGCGGTTCCCTGGTCGAATGACGGCTGCCAGCTCCCACCCATGAGACGGCAGGCCATCCGCGTGGGCGTGGTACGCAGGTCGGTCAGCGTGTCATTCCAGGCCTTCACGCTGGTGAAGGCGGGGCTTGATGTCGTGTTCTCGCGGGTGAACATGGACGTGCCATTGATGACGCCGTTGCCCCTCATCCCTGGAAGGAACTGGACCTCATTCCCTGCGTTCACGCCTACGGCATTCTGCCCGATGTACCACGTCATTGACTGGAGGTCGGCCGCATTCTCAATGCTCACATACGTCATCAGCGGATAGCGCCCTGTCTGGAACCCGCCCGCGCCCATGTCGACGTTGACGAGCCCACGCGCGGAAAGCGACCCTTCAAACTCCAACACGCCGCTGGTAATCCGCATGACCGTGGGGCCAGACGTACCAACGTAGTCCAACACCCAGTTCTGGTTGCTCCCGCCTGGTCCGGTCGGGAGGACGTGGGTACCAGCGCCGGCCGTCAGGAAGTTGTACGAGCTGATACCGCTGATATCCACCAGCGTCTCCAGCCCACCACCAGCTCCGGCGGCTGCCCTGCTGTAATCATGGAGCGCAGTGGCCACGACGGTCCCGCCAATGGTGGCATCCAGCGCCAAGACCCCAGCGTCCCCGTCTGCGTCGCTGCCTGGAGTGTAGGCCCCCAGGCCGCTACCGGCCCAGCTCGTACTGCCCACAGCGTTGACCACTCTAGCGGTGTAGCCGTCGATGGACCCAGCGTCTGGGCCTGTGAAGGACCCGAAGGTGTGAGCTGTGAGGCTGGCCCCGGAGGCCTTGGCCTGGGTCGTGGCTGCGGGGGGCGTCACATCGTAGGCGGACCCACCACCACCACCAGAAGCGCCACCGCTGGCGCCCGTGGTGGGGTCAAAACATGGAGTGATTCCCACGGCTTACTCCATCCAGAAGATTTCGGAGCCCGTGAAGACTGCGCCGCTGGTGGCGTCGTCCACCTTGGCGAACAGGTACAGCGTCCCGTTCCCTGGCCCCAGGAGGTCCTGGCGGAGGGCGGCGCCCACCTTGAACACGGCGCACTTGGTGCCGGCCGTGGTCACACCCGGGGACAGCGGGGCGGTAACGTCCGGGACCAGCTGGATGTCCCCCGCGGGGTCCTCACACAGTCGGATGGTAACCGTGGTGGCGCTGGTGGCGCTGGTCAACACCACCTGCATGGCGTCCACGATGCCGAAGAAGTTCGTGGTGGCGCTCTTGAAGACCGGCAAGTACTCCGTGAGGTCGTGCGCGTGCACGTTTCCTGTGGTGTAGCCGGTGCCCAGGGCCTGGGTTCCCACGACGGGGCTGTGGTGCAGGAATCGGGTGATCTTGGTGGGCATTGGTCCCTCCTCGTCTTGGACGGCTGACCTGGCGCTATTCTACTCCCGCGCCGCGCCTTCTGCCAATGATTCTACCGCCTTAGCCTCCCGCATCCGCTCCCCTGGCCCCACCTCGAGGGGGAGGGCAGCCGTAGCGGCGCCCGCAGCTCCCCGGGGGAGGATGGCGTCTGCGAACACGCGCTGGGACGGGAGGAGGGCAGCGCCCAGCCGTAGTCCGCGCTCCGCCATCTCCGGCGTGATGCTCCGCAGGGCCTGGACATTGCGGAGGCCTGTGGCGCTGGGCTTGATGACGTAGAACCCGTCCGCCCCATCTGTGGATTCCCCGCCCTTGGCCTTGATGTATGGCACCCCTTCTGGGGGTTGTTGCGCCCACTGCCGTGGATGGTTCTCCAGCTCTCCCGTGTCCTCGTTGGGGACCTGGAGCGCCAGGCCCTCCGGCGGGTCCACGTACTCTGGAGCCAGGAGGCTGTGGACGCCGTCGTACCATCCAGCCGTCCTGTCTGGGTCCAGGGCGTCCGCCGTTAGGAGCGTGGCGTAAAACATCTGATCGTCCGACAGCTCCGCCATGTCCACCTGGCCCGGGTCGTAGTTCCCGGCCTCGTCCAGGCCTCCGAGGATGTCCAGGAGGGTGAACAGCTTCTCCGTCATGTCCTCGGCCGTCTGGGCTCCGGTGCGTCCAATGCGCTCCCCCAGGTACTGGCTCCCGTCTCCCCACCCACGCTGGAAACCCTCCACCAGATTGGCGGCCACGTAGTTGGCGGCGCCGGTCACGGTTAACGCCACGTCCAGGGGAGCAAACAGGGGGTTTGCTGGGCCGTAGAACACGCGGCCGTCATCTTCGAAGCGGATGGTGGCGCGGACCTCGTCATCCCCAGCCAGCCCATACGGGTCCTCGGCCTGGGCGCGCTTGACGTGCGCCCGCATGATGGACCGAACGGCGCCCGGGTTTTCCGCCACCTTGGCCACCATCTCCGACAGGAGCTGGTAGTGCTGGGCTGCCGTGGCCACGTACTGGCCCAGCTCCGCGGAGACAGCGTCCGGGACCTGGGAGAAGTCCAGCAGACTGCGCCGGGCCAGGTCCGCCGCCACCTCTGGGGACTCACCGCCAGCCAGCCCAGCCTCAAACACGCCACGCCGGTACGTCAGTTCGATGGCCTCCGCCATGCGGGCACCCAGGGAGCGCGTGGCCGGATTGGCCACGTCCAGGGCGCGGCGGAACCTGGCACCCAGGCCGGCCTCCTCTGCTGACCTGCGCGCACTCACTAGGAGGTCATTGGCCAGGGAGCCCACGCGCTCGGTGTCGAGCGCCGTAGCCCCCAGGCCGTACTGGTCCACCAGGTCCTGGATGTCGTCCGGGGTGTACACCGTGCCATCCGGGGCGCGGAGGATGCCACCATACCGACGGTTGGCCCATTGCCGCGGGTCCAGCCTCCGGCCCAGCTGGCCCAGGGTGCGCGCTGTGTTCTCCAGGCCGATGGTGGCCACGGACAGGACTGGCGCCCCGACGAGGCGGCCCAGGACCAGTGGGAGGTTCGGGATGGCGTACCCGTAGCGCAGGCCGAACACGGCATTCCTGGCGGCGGCCACGCCACTGCGGAACAGGTCCCCAGACATCTGGGTCCACCCAGCGCGCTGGCGCACAGGGACAGCGTCCACCAGTGCGGCGAAGTCCTCCCCATGCTGGGCCAATACGTTTTCGAAGTCGGACGCGGCGGCGTCATACTGGCGGGCCACGTCCCCGAACGCTTCCGTGCGAGGAGCCAGGGGAAGGCCTGGAGGCGCCACGTTGCGGGCCAGCGCTGTGGCCTCGTCCTCTGCGCGGAGGAGGCCCTGGGCCACGGCCTCCGCTTCCCGGCCCTGGGCTGCAAGGCTCTTGCGTACTGTCTCCTCCAGGAAGTTCTTAAGGAGCGCCATCTGGGCGTTCTCCTTCCTGATGGTGGCGCCAATGAAGGACGAGGAGGTGGAACTGTCCCAGCCCTTGACCACTTGCGAGGCCACCAGCTGGCGGTCCAGGTCAAGTAGGCGCTGGACTGTGGGCAGCTCCTCCGAACCCTTGAGGAGGGGAGACACGGCCTCCCACAGGGAATCCTGGTTCCCGCTGTACAGATAGGACAGCGTCCGCCGCCAGACACTCTCCGCGGACTCACCACCAGACCCCAGCTCCGTCATCTGGTCCAGCGCCTTGTCCACGCTGCCATACTCCTCGGCCAGCTCGTCCAGGACCTTCCCTGTGGTGCGGAAGGCCTGCGCGGCCGTGGCTTGGATGTTCTTGCGGGCGCGCTCGACTGACAGCGGGGCGCGCTGGCCGGCCTGGCCCCGCATGGCGCGGAGTCGGCGGCCCACCATGCCGTCCATCAGTCTGGGGTTGTCCGCTCTGGCCACGTACGTCTGGAGGTCAGACAGGCGCCGCGTGGCCGTGGCCACGTCCGGGGCCGCACGGAGGGCAGCCAATGACCGGACCTCCTCGAGGGCCAGGCGGAGTGTCTGCGGGTCCACCTCGTCCCATGAGTTCACGCCACGGAGGCGGCCCACGGGCGTGTCCGTCCCGCGGCTGGCCCACTTGCGCGCCACCTCGTCCGGCGTGGAACGGGTGAACAGCTGCCCAGCCGTCCGTGGGTCCTCGCCCAGCTCCCGCGCTGCCCTCTCCACCAGGGAGCGTGTGGCCTTCCCTCGAGCTGTGGCCGTGGTGGCCTGGAGCCCATCGGCCGCCACCTGGGCCGCCAGCCTGTCCGCAGCGCGTCCCAGGTCCGCCGCCAGCGCCGGGTCCTCCACTGCCGCCTGGAGCCGTCGAAGCTCTCCAGCGATGGCCGGGGCGTCCCGCTCCACCACGCGCGCCACCTCGGCCTGGGCTGCCTTTCGGATGCCCGGGGCCAGCTTCCGTGGTGCGGCCACGGAGTCCGTGACCATAACGAAGTCCCCCGGGGTGTTCCGTACGATGGCCTCCTGGACGCGCAGGAAGGTGGGCGCAGACTCGGCCAGCGCCCCCACGGGTACGTCCGGGTCCTCCCCCAGGGCGCGGGAGACAGCGCGCGCCACCTCGTCCGCGCTCCGCCCTTCCGTGGCTCGGACAGCCTCGAGGGCGGCGCCTGTGGCCTCCTCCCCCAGGGCGATGGACTCCTTCCGCACCACCTGTTCCGCCACGCGCTTGACCAGGCGCGCGTCTGCCTGTGGCGTCTTCGACACAGCGGCAGCCACGTCCGCCAGGACGTTGATGGGGCGCACGTCCACGGAGTCCGCAAACCGCAGGAGGTTCTGGGTGGGTGACAGGACCGGAGCGTACTTCCCCAGGAACGTGCCCAGGCGCTGGGATGCGCGGGCGGCCGTCCCAGGTCCTGCCGGGATGGGGAGGGACGCCAAGGTCCCGGCCCACCACGCCGCGTCCTCGTCCCCGTACACCCGGGCGTACTCGTCCCGGAGGGCGGGGACGCTGCGGAACTCGTCACCCAGGCCGCGGCCCACTGTGACGTTCCTGGCCAGTCTCCGCAGCGTCTCCGGGTCCCCGGAGGCCAGCCGCCTCTCCTCTGGGTCCATTGCGCTGGGGGCCGTCCGTAGTGGTCCCTCCTCTGGGGTGGGCTCCGTGCGGACTGTGGCCACGCCGGGGAGCGGGATGAATGCCCCCAGGCCCGCGGCCTCCATCTGGGCGCCGATGGCCCGCCGCGCGGCTGGAGTCCTGGACATAGCGCTGGCCAAGTCGTCCCCGCTGATTGTCTCCGGGAGGCCCAGGCCCCGGCGGACCTCCGCCACCTTGGCGCCGAACTCCTCCGGGTCGATGGGCTCGCCTGTGGTCGGGTCCGCGTCGTACCCCAGGAGGCCGAAGTACACTTCACTGGCCACGTTCTCCAGGGTGCCCAGGCCTCCGCGCAGGACAGCGCCCAGCGGCGTCTCCACCACAGCGCCAGTCCCAGCGGGGCGGCTGAGGACACCAGACACGGCCGCCTCCGGCTCCTCGAACTCCGGGACAGGCTGGCCAGCCGCGCGGGCCTCTGCGATGGCCTGCCGTTGGCGGGCCAGCTCCTCCCCACGCCTGCGGGCCTGGTCCTCTGTCAGGACTGGCTGCTGGGCCAGGGCCTCCACGGCCTCCTCCGCCGCTGTGGGCGGGCGCAGTTCTCCCGTGCCTGGGTCCCGGTACTGGCGCTCCACTCGGACAGGCTCCGCCAGCGGGGCCTGATAGACGGGGACCTGCTCAATGCGGGAGGGCCGGAAGAACGGCGCCACAAACGGGGGTGCGGCCAGCTGGGGGCGCTCGCCTATCTGGCGCGTGAACTCCAGGGCCTCCAGTCGGCGCTTCCGCTCCTCCTCGAGGTTCTGGCGGTACGTGGCCTGGGCGGCCTCTGCGCGCTGGCCTGCTGGCGTCGCAAAGTCCGGGAAGGCCTGGGCGGTCCGCTCCTGGGCGGCCGTCCTGGCCTCGAGCTCGAAGCGGGCGCGGCGCTGCCTGTCCCCCTCAAACTCGGGGAAGGGCGTGGCCGCCCTGGGGGCGGGAGCCTGCTGGCGGGCCTCTGCCCTGCGGGCCAGTTCCCGGCGGGCCAGTTCCCGGCGGGCCTCGTCTGGAGTGGTCACTGTCCGCCGCCCACGATGGCCTGGAGTTCCTCGTCTGTCATGTCCTGGAGGGCCTTGGCGGGCGCCGGGGCGGGAGCGGCTACCGGAGCGGGAGCCGGAGCGGGGGCCGGAGCTGGCCGGCCGGCCAGGATGTCCACGGCCTCGGACTCTGTGATGTCGATGGGCTCCAGGGGCTCCTCTGGTGGTGGCGTGGTGGCTCGGACCCGTGGCGCTGGGCGTGGGGCGGGAGCTGGAGCTGTGAACGTGGTTTTAGGGAACGTCATCGTGGGCATGGCCGCCGCGGCCCCCTCTGCGGGGGCCTCCTCAGGCTGGACCATCATGGAGCGCATCACCTGGCGGGACTGTTCTGGCGTCATGCCGGAAGCGCGCGCCCTCTGGTACGCCCTCCGGGCATCCACTGCGCGAGCCTCCGTGGCGGCCTCCGCCTCCTTGGCCTGGGCCAGCTGCACGCCCAGCCTCTCCTTCTCGGTGCGCGCGCGCTCCAGCCTTGCCTGTTCCCTCTGCTCGAGGGCGTCCAGCTTGGCGTCTGCCTGGGCCTCCTGGGCCTTCCGCGTGGCCTGGAGCTGGGACTGGGTGGGGGCGTCCACGCCCTCCCGGCGCTGGCGGTCCAGTGCGAGGCCGAAGCCCACCGCGGCCTCCAACTCTCCGCCCTTGAGGACCTTCCCCAGCTGGCGCTCCAGGTCCACCACGGTCCACTCCGTACCGGACGCGGCGTACTGGTCCAGCAGACGGGACACGGCCACTTGGTCCCGTGTTGCGGCGGACAGCTCCTCCCCGGCCACCTCCTCCAGGAGACGGTCCGCGGTTCGCGCGTAGCCGTACATGGGGGTGCCCTTGTACTGGCCGTAGATATCGTCCGGGTCCAGGCCCCGCTCCAGCATCTGGCGGCGCAGGCGCTCCAGGCCTGGGTCTGTGTACCCGGGCTGGAGCTGGGTGGCGCGGCCCTCGAGTTCCGCCACCTTCCGGGCCTGGTCCAAGTACCGCGCGTCGAAGAACTTGCGTTCGTCGTTCCGGTACGCCTTGGCCGCCTTGGCCCGGTTGTACGTGGCCTGGGCCACGCGCAGGCCGGCCGCCAGCTCCTCCTCCGAAGCCGTGGGGAACTGCACGGACAGCTCGTCCGCAGTCACGCGGCCGTCATCCAGGAGGCCCAGGTACGCCCGATAGGCGTCCGCCTCCGTGGCGAATAGCGAACCCTCCGCCAGTGCGGCAGCCTCCCGCCGGTTGGCCTCGGCCTCCCCCTCGAATCCGCCAGCGATGCCAGCGGGGCCTCCGAACTCGACGATAGCGGCAGCGCGCTGGGTGAGCTCCAGGTCCCGGGCCTGTTCCGGCGTCAACCCGGCCTCTCCACTGGGGACGGCTGGGCGCTCGCCAGCGGGGAGGCGGGAGCGGAAGTCCGCCACCATGGCCTCCGTGGCCCCCAGGCGCGTGGCGTCCGCCACCACGGCCTCCACCTGGGCCTGGGTCATGCGCCGCGGCCCAGAGTCTGCGCGGGCGATGGTGTCGAGGGCCACGCCCACCTGGTCCGGCGCTCCAGCGGCTGGGTCCAGGGCGGCAGCTGCCCAGGTAGGTGTCCGCTGGGCAGAAGCGCGGGCGCCTCGAGCGGTAGCCACGGAACGGGCCGCCGCGATGTTGTCCCGGTTGACCATCTTCAACAGCTCGGAGGCCAGCCCACTCTGGTCCTGGACGGCCGCCAGGGACTGGTCCAGCTGGTTCAGCTCGCTGCGGGCCTGCGCAGCGTAGGACTGCGCGGCCTGGAACCTCTGCTGTTCGTCGGCCAGGTCCGTGTTGATGCGGTCAATCTGCCGCGCGTAGCGGTAGCGGGCGTCCAGGGCATCCAGGTACTTGTCTCGGCGTGGCATCTTCACTTCCTCGGGGGGGCGCGGAGGGCGTGGGGGTCAGGCTGACGGGCCTGGGTGGCGCGCCGGTACTCCTCGATGAGTTCCGCGTCTGTCTTGACGGCGCCTTGGCGGATGCCCTCCAGCTCTGTCTGGAACTTCTGGGCGGCCTGGGCCTCGAGGGCGCCAGCGCCAGCGGCAGCCGCCCCGGTGAACATCGAAGCGACCCCCCCAGCGATACCCGCGCGGCGCATGGCGCGGCCCTCCTTGAGGGCGGCCACCTCCGCACGCTGGGCAGCTTCGGCCGCGCGGTCCGCTTCCGTCTCCATCTCCCGGGCGCTCTCCTCGAGCTGCGCGGCCTCCTGCTGGGCGACCTGCTCCCGCAGGAACACGTCCCGTCCTGTGACCGTGGGGGCCGCGGCAGCCTCCCGCAGCGCCCGGGACTCCTGGCTGCGCAGGATGGCGCCACGCTGGGCCGTGGCCTCTGCGCGCAGGCCCTCCCGCTCTCCCTCGGCCAGCCCCAGCTCCCCGCGGGACTCCATCTCCTCCAGTTCCTCCAGGCGCTTCCGGTCCTCTGCGGAGAATGCCTGGCGGGCCTGGGCGATGGTGCCAGCGCCCTGGGCAACGCTGCCCAGAGCCTTCGCGCCAGCCGCGAGGCCAAGAAGGGTTCCAATGGCCATGGGGGGCCTCCTTACAGGTACGTGACCTCGATGGATACGCCCCAGTTTAGGACGGCCGACCGGTCAATAGTGGAGAGGGAACACAGGCCCACAGTGTAGCGCTGGGGGCCGGTTGTGGTGTCGAGGTGGACGCCATCGTGCTGGCCGTACCCGATGTAGGTATAGGGGGAGTCCGCGCCCTTGGCGTCGGTACCAACACTCCAGCCGTTGGTGTTGTTGACCACCTCCTGGCTGGCTGACGCAATGACCAGGCCCACGTTCCCGACGTACGGGGCGGTGTAGCTGTAGCGGTCGGACGTTCCAGGCCCGCGGGAGCCGTCATCCGGCCCAGCCTCCACTTCCCACCAGTAGTGGAACAGGATGGTGGCCGGGGCGCGCAGGTCAATGGTGAGGCCGGTCCCAGGCTGCTGGACCCACTGTTCCGCGCCTGTGTAGCGGCGGCCTGTGATGGCGCTGGTGGTGAAGGACACGCGCACAGCGGCGCCGCCACTCCACTGGCTGCCCTGCCATCCGCTGACACCGTGTTGGAGGCCTCGGATGGGGTCCCACTCCGGCGCCTGGACGTGGCGGCCGTCCACGAACTGGACAGCGCGCAGGTCCGCGCCCACCACCTGTTCGTGGAGGTACACGCGCAGGGCGTCCAGGTTCCCCTGGACATCCGCAGCGTCCAGCGGGGTGGCGGTTGTGAACGTGTTGGGCGGCGTGTAGGCCATGCGGCTACCCCATGCGCTGGTGTATGGCGGACAGCTGGCCTGTGGTCAGCTCGAGCTTCTGGGACGCGCCGCCCACGGCCGTGAACAGCTGTAGACGGTTCTGGGATGCCGAAACGGCCGCGTGGTAAATGCCGGTCACCACCACGCGGAGGCCGTAAATGGTGGTTGAGCTGGTGGGATTCAGCCAGTAGCAGCCAGACACGCCGCCCCATTGCATGGCCAGGAGCGTCCGGTCATTGGTGGCGCCCTCCACCGCGTTCCCCTCCTTGGAGTACTCCAGGTAGGCCGGAACGATGGTCTGGGCCGCCATGGCGTTCACGTTCTCGAACGAAGGACTCCCGCTCTGGTAGTCCCCCTGTCCAGGAACGGGGACCCAGTTGGCCAGGGCGCTGGATGTGGTGTCCATCTCGAGGTGGAGGACCCAGCAGGCCAGACAATCGTTTAAGTCGAACTGTCCCCCGGCCCCGTCATCAATGGCGAGCGTCCCCAGGTTCGGGTCTGCGTAGGGACGGCCCGACACCAGGGGGCGCGCGGACGTGTCCCAGTAGACGCGCAGAACATCCCCTGTTCCGATGGTCCAGCCGCTTCCGCCGAAGACCAGCCGCGTGGTCCCTCCGCCAATCTCGTACCGAGTAGCGGGGGAGCTGGTGGCGCTGGGGACCGTCTCCACGGTCGCGTGGTCGAAGGTCCCGGTTCCCAGCGGCGTGTGCAGGGCGTTCAACGTGATGATGGACTGGCCACGGACCTGGGGGAGGTCCACAGAGCCGGCCGCGTGGTTGGCCAGGTCCAGGGCGCCGGGCTGGGAGTAGGCCGTGAACCGCGTGTTCAGGTCTCCCGCGTCTATGGCGGCGCCTGGGTTGATGCGGTCTTGGATGATGCGGGACACGGGGACCTCCTACCGGTACCGGGCGATGGCCAGGACCTTGTTGCCAAACAGGTGAGCCTGCATCAAGTGTGGGTTGGGGGCCGGTGTCAGTGTCGTGAACACGATGGCGTCATCCTGGCCCGCTGGGGTGTACCTCCACTGGTACTCCACCTGGAGGTCCCCCTGGGGGAACAGGCCGCCACCCACCACGCGGAAGGACCCCATAGACCGGGCCACGCCCAGCCGTTCCACCATGGTCACGCCAGCCACCTGGATACGGAACTGCATCCGCTTGGGGTTGGCTGGGTGGTAGTTGTTGGATGTCTGCTGAAACCCAGGGAACAGGGCCACCTGGCCGCCCCATTCAATGTGGAGGTGGCCACCACGGAAGCCGGTCAGCGTCTGCGTGTGGGCCGTCTCCCAGCCCCCGCTGTAGTTCTGGTAGGTGATGGCCGCAAACTGGTCAGCCAGGCCGCTGGTGGAGCGGTACTGCGTTTGCTCTCCGCGGGTCGTACCCGTCCCCCACAGTGGACCCTGGAGGCTGGCCGGAGCGCCACCGCTGGCCCACATCTGGTGGAGGGCGTAGGGCTGCACGTTTGTGGGGTCGTAGGACAGCTGTGGGGTCTGGGTGCGGTCCAGCGTGGTGATGGCGGACTGGCTGGCCTGCATTTCTGCGTTCAGCTGGTCCGCCTCCGTGGTCTGCGAGGTCCGCGCCTGGTGTTGGGTCCAGTACTTCATCCGCGCTTTCCTGCGATGGTGGAGGTTCCTGGCGTCCGGTACTCCACTTCCCAGCCCACCACCAGCAGGTCATCCGTGGTGGATACCTCGAGCGCGAACCACGCACAGGATTGCTGGGCCACGCCGATACGGAGCGGGACCAGCTGGGTGTCCTCCCAGACTGCGGAGCCGATGGTGGCGGAGTCGAACACGGGGAGGTTCTGGGCGTCGGGAGGCTGGGCCAGGTAGGGGCGGCAGGTCAGGCCCTCCCGCTGGAAGTCCTTGTAGGCCTCCGCGGTGATGTTGACGGAACCCGTAGTCATGGCCCACAGCGTGGCGTACTGGACGCGCTTCTGGAGCTGGGCGTCCCCCAGGTCCAGCCAGGCCGTCTTCATGATGCTGGTGGGCGGTCCGTTCTCCACGTAGGCGTCCTCCACGATGGCCCCGCCCATGGTCCGGCGGGAGCTGATGACGAACAGGCCCGCCGGGTCATTGTTCCCCGGCGTGGTGCCCGTGTTGTGGCCGAAGACCAGCGCCCCGTTGTGGAGGCGGTCCAGGGACCCCACGGGGAAGCCGGTACGCATGGACCAGCCTTCTTTCTCCGTGTGGAACACCACGCCCAGGTTCGGGCGGTCGTTCCCGTCCACTGGGATGTAACAGTGGTAGGCCCGGTCCATCGGGGAGTACCGGCCCACCGCCCTGGCCGCACAGTCCGGGGTGAGGCGGCGAAGCGTCCGTTTGATGGGCTCAGACAGGCGTAGCACCTGCATCTCTGAGCCACCATCGAACCCGCCCTGGAGCGCGTACACGCCGTCCTGGGCCAGGAAGACCACACCCAGCCCAGGGACCTGGTCAACCGTGTGGGGGGAGCGGCAGGCCACCTGGGACGTGACCGTGGTGGCCTGGAACCCGCTGGCGTAGTCGCCAGACACCACGTCCACGCCGTTCTCCCGCAGGACCACGAGGACCCGGTAGTGGGCGAACAGGCGCACCACAGCGCCACCCGGGGCGGACAGGCGGATGTAATCCGCGCCTCCGAACTGGTCAGGCAGTCCCGGCTTGGAGAAGTACAGCGTGTTCGCGTCCGCGGGGCCACCATCCAGGAACAGGCAGTCCTGGTAGACGGCTGCCGTCCCAGCTCGAGGAGACGGCAGGGGGACGGAGTCCGTAATGGGCGGAGCCAGCGCACCCACGGCCGTGGACCTGTACGGGTCGAACCACAGCGCATCGGTGTTGTTGCGGATGGTGTCCAGCAGGTACAGGTCCGTGTCTGCGTACGTCGGACTGTCTGGGCTTACGTTCTGGGTCCGGTAGACCCGGCGGGCCACGGTCCCCTCTGGTCCGGTCGGCAGCTCCATGGCCACGCAGTACCGGAACCCCTCCGTGTTCTTCTCGAGCTGCCAGGACACCTCCGCCACGTCCGATAGCGGGGACTCGCTCCCGTTCCCCAGCAGGAAGGACACGCGGTAGCGGAACTGGGCAGCGTTGCCGGCCACCGTTGCGGAGGGGGCGGTAGCAAAGCCCAGGCCGTACGCCTTGGGGCGGCTGATGGCTCCAGGCTGGTCTGGCCACCACAGTGTCACACTGTCACCCGTGACCGTGTTGGCGGAAGCTGGGCCGGCGCCGGTCGTGCTGGTGATGGTCTGCACGTCCAGCAGGCCGGGAGCGGCTGCCTGGGCCGCCCAGCCCAGGGGGCGGAGGACACCAACACCCACAGCCACGGCCGCGTGGGTGGCGTCAGGCAGGGGCCACGGGCGCACCACCACGGGAGTGTCCCGCCCATTGGTGACCCGGACGCCGTCCGCCCATGCTGTGTACTGGCTGGGGGCCTCACCGGGCGCTGGGATGGTGCGGCCGTCCTGAAGCCC